GCACCGACATCGTTGCGGCGTGGGAGGCCGTCGAAACCGCGACCAAGCACCGCCCCGATGAGGAGTTCGTGCTCGTCCGCCTTCGTGATGGGCGCTGGTTTGCGAGTTGGTTCGACGGCTACCTCGATGTCGGTGCAGGGATCATTGACGGTTACCTCGATGATGGGGTGATCGCTGTGGATGCGAACCCCGCGACGGCGGCGAGTCGCGCGGCGCTGCTGGCGATGTTGGGGCGAAAGGAAAGCGGAGGTGGCGAGGCGTGAGCGTGCAGATCGGTGACCGNGTGGAGGTAGTCNTGCATCNGACAGTGTGGGGCAAGCGCACGGATNGGCGTGACGCGCGGANGACGCAGCAACGCCTGCGCGGGCGTGTCGTGTGGACAGGCCCGCGGTTTGCGGTGGTGGAGTTGGAGCGCGGCGGGTATCGGGAGTCGTTTGGGTACGAGGAGTTGCGGGTAGTGAAGAGAGCGGGATGAGGAGGACGCATATGGGATACACCTACAACCAGGCAGAGATCATCACCAGGGTCGCGTGCATCGACGATCCGCTCATGGATGAGTTCACGCAGAAGTTGGTGAAGCACGTGATCGACCGCGCTCTTGAGGGCTGGACATTTAATGAGCTGCACGGCTATCTCGTCTATCGCAAGCGCATGGCCGAGGGCGAGGACAAAGTGAAGGTGCAGCGACTCATCAAAGCGTTGAGAACGGATCGGTGGGGCTTGCGGCAGGCGGTGATTGAGGCACAGGCCGACTTCCGAGGGCGAGTGCAAGACGCGCGCGAGCGACGCATGGCGCGAGAGGTGTTTTACGAGGTCGTCGCCGAGGCGAACTCNCGTATTCCGGCTGATCGGCGCGGTGGCGGAAACAAGAGCGGGCGGAGGCGAAAGAAGCCTACGCCGCGCGTTGTTAGGTACGATCCCGAGGCGGACGCGCGGGCGATTGCGAGGCACAACGCGAAGGTTGCAGGGGTGTCTTGACAAAACACATGTTCGGTTGTTATAATTGAGTCGGCAAGCTGTATCCTACGAGCATATGCCCGTCGCCACGTGCGGCGGGTTTTCGTTTGCAGAGGCGTCACGCTTGAGTGCGTGGCGCTTCTGCTTTTTGCGGAGGNGANNGCATGGCCGAGTGGACGCTGTACGAAGGCGACTGCCTNGAGGTCATGCGGGGGATGCCGGACAACTCGGTCGATGTAATTGTGACCGATCCGCCTTATGGCGTTAACTATGATACAGGTGAGACTTTCATGCCTGGGGAGTTTGCTAATGTTCTCCCGCTCGTATTGCCTGAGTTGTACCGCATCCTGAAGCCAGACGGTGCGATTTTTGTATTCTCCTCTAGCCGAAACCTGGCTGAGTGGGCATTGAGGTTCCAAAGCTATTTCAAATTGCAGAATATCCTCATTTGGGATAAGGAAAAAGACAGTGGTTGTTGGTCACCTTCTTCGTTTGCATTTCAATACGAACCCATTCTGTTTGGGCTAAAAGGCAAACGCAAGTTAACGGCACGGTTCTCGGACGTGATTCGATGTAAACCGCCGCGGGGGCGAGAGCGAGTCCATCCCACACAAAAGCCGGTTGATCTCTGCCGAATCTTGATTCGTTCCGTCGCCCGTCCAGGAATGTTAGTATACGATCCTTTCGCTGGAAGTGGAACAACACTAGTTGCGGCCTACAAAGAGGGTGTTGATTCTATCGGGAGTGAGTTGAACCCCGAATACTGCAACATCATNCGCCAACGCATGGCCGCGCTACAACAGCCGTTGCCNTTGGCGNAGTAGAGTTTATCGGGCANGGCGCGCCTAGAGACATGCCCGAGGCCCCGCGGTCCCCTCCTCCACCTCCGCCGCGGGGCTCGTCGCGCGCCGTATAGGCCGAAAGCAGGTGGTGATGATGAGTCGCGTACGTCCAGTGACGCCGGATGAGCGCCAGCAGATCATCGAGGCGCTTAAGGCTGGGGAGTCGCAGACTTCGGTCGCCAAACGATTCAAGCGAAGTTCTGGCACGATCAACCGCATCGCCAAAGAGATCGGCCTTGAGTATTTAGCCCCGAAAAAGGCGAACGAGGCGCGTGTCAAGTACGCCCGCGACGGCAGAATCCGAGTGATCGAGAAGGGCATTGACTACGCCGAGAAGCTGATCGACGCTGGCGAGATCGGCGGGCGCGAGCTTTACAACTGGTCGATGGCGCTTGCGGTGCTCCTCGACAAACGGCGTCAGGAGGACGATGAGTCTGCGCAGCGGCGCGGCTCGATCAGCCTGCTGATGGAGCGGCTGCGAGAGGAGGAGCGCGGCGATGATGACGCTGGCTCTTCCGATGGGTAAGCAGCGGCGCTCGATTCTCGAAGCNGACGCGCGGCTCAACATCTGGCACGGTTCGGTGCGCTCGGGCAAGACGGTCGCGAGTATCATCCGGTGGCTCGATTTTGTCGCGCATGGACCGCCGGGCGAGCTGCTCATGGTCGGGAAGACGAGCCGCACACTCAAGCGCAACATTTTGGACCCGATTGCCGAGATGCTCGATGAGGACGAGTTTCGCTTGCTCACGGGCGCTGGTGAAGCGTACATCTTTGGGCGGCGCGTGTATCTTGCGGGCGCGAACGACGAGCGTGCAGAGGGCAAAATNCGCGGCCTCACGCTTGTGGGCGCATACGGCGACGAGATCACGCTGTGGCCCGAGAGCTTTTTCGCGATGCTGTTGTCCCGGCTTTCGTTGCCGGGGGCGAAATTCTTTGGCACGACGAACCCGGACAGTCCGTTTCANTGGCTCAAACGGGATTACCTCGATCGGGCGCATGAACTGGATTTGCGCCACTGGTCTTTCGGTCTCGACGACAACCCGAACCTTGACCCGGCTTACGTCGAGTCGCTGAAGCGAGAGTACACGGGNCTGTGGTACAAGCGCTTCATTCTCGGGCAGTGGGTGCTGGCAGAAGGCGTCGTNTACGACATGTTTGATCCCGATAAGCACGTCGTGAAGGCGCTCCCGCCGATCCAGCACTANTACGTCGGCATCGACTATGGCACGACGAACCCGACGGTTTTCTTGCTNNTCGGCCTCGGCCAAGACGGCGTGTTGTATGTGTGCCGCGAGTGGCGCTGGGACAGCGAGGCGAAGGGGCGGCGGCTGACGGACGCACAGCTCAGCGCGGAGCTGCAGCGCTGGCTTGGAACCGTGAGGCCGCAGCGAATTTGGATCGACCCGTCGGCGGCTTCGTTCATCACGCAGTTGCGCCACGATGGCGTGAGAACGTGGCCCGCCGACAATGCGGTCATCGACGGTATCCAGGACGTTTCGACGCTCTTNGGCGCGGGTCGNCTCAAGATACACGAGTCGTGCACGGGCCTGATCGAAGAGATGGGGACGTACGTGTGGGACCAGAAGGCACAACAGCGCGGCGAGGACAAGCCGCTGAAGGCTAATGACCACCACGTAGACGCCCTCAGGTATGCCTGTAGGGGCCTACGGCGCGTATGGCGACCGTGGATCGTGGCAGAGAAAGGAGCGGCGTAGATGGCACTTCCCGAAGGCGGCAACATCGCTTGGCCCCCCGAAGAGTGGCAGGCGATCTATGACAAATACGCAGAGTGGAGCGCTTGGTACTCCGGCGACGCTCAACAGATCGCCGACGTCTACGCACGCCTTGTCGGCCGCGGTCCGCACGGTCGTTTCTGGGCACGAGAGGTGCGCGATGAACGCCGCGTCATGCTGCACGTGCCCGTGGCCGGAGACATCGCTGCGACGGCGGCGGACCTCCTGTTTTCTGAGGTCCCCGACATCCGCATTGCCGAGGCGTTCGACGAGAGTGCACCGCGTGATGCCATCGAAGCGCAGGACAGGCTTTGGCANCTCATCGACGACGGCGGCGTGCACAGCAGGCTTCTTGAAGCCGCCGAGACGGCTTCGGCGCTTGGCGGCGTGTTTATCGGCCCGGTATGGGATACGACGGTCGCCGATATGCCGCTCCTGCGCGTGGTCCAGGCCGANGCGGCANTGCCTGAGTTTCGCTGGGGCCAGCTCGTGGCCGTGACACTGTGGCGCGTGGTCGAGGACGATGGGCAGACCGTCTGGCGGCACCTTGAGCGGCATGAGCCGGGCGTGATCCTGCACGGGCTGTACCGCGGCACGACGACGGAGCTTGGCCGCCGGGTGCCGCTTGCCTCGCATCCGGCGACGGCGGATCTGCAGGATGTCGTGACGCTGCCTCCGCAGATGCAGGACACGCTGGCGATCCGGTATGTGCCCAACATGCGCCCGTCGCGGGTGTGGCGAAGCGATCCGATTGGGACGTATCTGGGCCGCAGTGACTACTCGGGCAGCGAGAGTTTGATGGATGCGCTGGATGAGGTCTACACATCGTGGCAGCGAGATATTAGGCTCGCCAAGGCGCGGCTGACGGTGCCCGACACGTGGTTGCAGCCTGTTGCGATGAGTGGCGAAGGGAAAGCGGTGCTTCGNTTTGACGAGGACAAGGAGTTATTTGTCGCACTGCCGATGGATTCCACCGAAGGCGCGCTGACGGCGACGCTGTTTCAGCCTGCGATNCGCTTCACGGAGCACGAGCANACCTGCCTGCACTACCTNGAGCGCATCATCAGCGCCGCCGGATACAGNCCGCAGAGCTTCGGTTTGCACATCGAGGGGCGGGCGGAAAGCGGGACGGCGCTGCGGATTCGTGAGCGCAAATCTTTNGTNACGACAGCGAAGAAGCGCCGCTACTGGGAGCCTGCGCTCGCTGACGTACTTTGGATGATGCTGGTGCTCGACCGCGAGGTATTTCGGAGCGGTGTGACGCCGTATCGCCCGGCGGTGGCGCTGGCAGACAGCATCGCCGAAAGCACGCAGGAGGTGGCGCAGTCGATCGAGTTGCTCTCCCGTGCGAAGG